GTAAAAAATTATGGCGAATTCAACATCAAGTTTTTTGAAACTTACAGTCCAAGCAACCGGTGAAAACTCGGGAACGTGGGGACAAATTACAAACACAAATTTATTAATCGTAGAACAAGCGATTGCTGGTTTTGAATCAGTTGCACTTAACGCTACAACAGGAGCAACATTAACAGTTTCAAATGGTGCGGTTTCAAATGGTAAAAATGCCGTATTAAAATTAACTGGAACTATCACGACAGCAGTTAACGTAGTTGTTCCGGTAGTAGAAAAAGTTTATATAATTGACAATGCCACTTCAGGCGCTTACGCAGTAACAGTCAAAACAACTTCAGGAACTGGAGTAACATGGGCTGCAGCTGACAAAGGCACGAAGATGGTTTATGGTGATGGTACAAACATTGTGGACACAGCTTTCACAGAATTATCTTCAGACTTCTCACCACAACTTTCAGCTGACCTAGATACTAATGGTCAAAACATTATCATCGATAGTACAAAAGCTATTTTAGACGAAAACTCTAATGAGCAAATTAAATTTGCTACAACAGGTTCAGCTGTCAATGAATTTTCAGTCACTAACGCTGCATCAAGCGGCAGTCCTGCTTTATCAGTAACTGGTGGTGATTCAAACATCGACATGACTTTAACTCCAAAAGGAACAGGTAGAGTTACACTTAATGGTGGTGGAAAAATTCAACAATTAGCAGAAAAAGTAACTATTGCTGCAACAGGTACAACTGGAACAGTAAACTATGATGTAATCACACAAGCTGTTCTTTACCACACAACAAATGCTGCTGGTAACTTTACAGTTAACATCAGAGGCGATGGTTCAACAGCTTTAAATGCAATCATGGATACAGGTGAATCAGTCACTGTTGCTTTCTTAGTAACTCAAGGCTCAACACCTTATTACAATAACGTTTTTCAAGTTGACGGATCAGGCGTAACTCCTGAATGGCAAGGCGGTGCTGCACCGACTGCTGGTAATGCTAGTTCTGTTGACATATACACGTACACTGTAATTAAGACTGGTGACGCTGCTTTTACAGCGTTTGCATCTGTAACACAGTTCGCGTAATAAATTAGGAGGAGAAAGATTATGCCCATTATAGGATCAAGAGGAGCAGCTTCAGCAAGTGGTTTTGGCCAAAGACAAGGCGCAAAAATATTAATTGAAGCTACAGGTGGTTCAGTCGAAGAAATAGGTGATTACAAAGTTCACACTTTTACATCTAGTGGAACCTTTACTGTAGACTCTATTGATGCAGGTTTACCTACACCAGCAAAAGCCGTTGATTATGTTGTTGTTGCCGGAGGCGGTGGCGGCGGATATTCATATGGCGCAGGCGGCGGGGCCGGAGGATTTAGAGAAGGTCACGTAGAAGCTATTTCAGGTCCTTATACTGCTAGTCCATTAGCTGCATCATCATCAATACCTATTTCTGCTTCACCAGGAAGTTATCCAGTTACTGTTGGAGCTGGCGGAGGACAATCAGGTCTTTACAACGATGGACAAAACGGTAGCAGTTCAACTTTTTCAACAATTAGCGCATCTGGAGGAGGGGCAGGAGGCGGAACCGGCCAAGGCCCAGGAAATCCAGGAGGGTCCGGCGGGGGCGGCGGAAGACAAAATGGAGCCCCTTCAGGAACTGGAAACTCAGGAGGTTACTCACCACCTGAAGGAAATCCAGGCGGCCCAGGATCGCCATCAACTGGCGGGGGCGGCGGAGCGGCTGCGGCAGGCACGGGCGGAAATAGCTCGGGCGTCGGAGGTGCGGGAGTTGGAACAGCCATCTCAGCAACAGCAGGTATTCATGGACCTGACGCAGGTTTAAGATATTTTGCTGGTGGAGCAGCACCAAGTCAAAGTCCAGCCCCAACAGGCGCTGGAGGAATAGGCGGAGGAGCAAAAAATCCTTACAACACAATTAATTCACCAAGTCCAACTTATAATTTTAACAAAGGACAACCGGGAACAGGTGGCGGAGGCGGAGGAGATTTCCTTAACGAACCGCAAGTAGGTGGACCTGGAACCGTAGTCATAAGGTATAAATTTAAATAATATGATTACTTTTGGAAAATTAGACGAAAACAATATGGTTTTAAGTGCTATAACAATAGCTGAAAAAGATACATCAGATGAAAATGGACAAATAGTAGAATCTATAGGTCAAGCATTTTGTGAAAATTTAACTGGATGGCCTGCAGCTCAATGGGTTATAGAGGGCCATGGTAACAGAAATTCTTGCGGTGTTGGTTCAGAATGGGATCCTGTCAACAAAATTTTTTGGCCACCACAAGTTTACTCATCATGGACTAAAGACATTGCATCAGCTGATTGGATTTCACCAGTTGGCCCAGCACCTGAATTAACGGATGAAGAAAAAAGCCAGAATAAACACTATGTTTGGAATGACGATTCTGGTGCATTTGAATTAGTTCAGCTTTAATTTTACATACACCACAATATATTGTATATATTGTGTCTTAATACAGAAAATATAAAGAAATGAATAAAAAGATATTATCAGAAATTAATTTGTTTGAAGGTGAAATAGTATTACCTAAAAATCATCAAGTAGATAGGTATAAAATTAAATCCGATATTTTACAGTCAAAATTAGAAAATAAAACAGTTAGTTCAAACCCGTATGCTTTTTCTTTTTGTGATTATAGTATTGAATCCTCTGCACCTTTAAATTTAATTAGATCTACTGTAGCTGAAAAACTACAAGTGTATCATAAAATAGTTATCGAACCCAGATTGTCTTTTGGAAATGTATTTGATCCCAAACAGCAATCTTTTTTTAGAAATATGATAGACCCAGTAAACATCAAAGAATCACCTGACTATATAATGATTTATGGAGTCGACGTTGATAAAAATGCGTCTGTTGTTTTAGAAACCAAAGATAAGAGAGGAATAGATCAACTGTCAGTTTATCCAATCGCTAATAATCATTACATTATGTTTCCTGCTTATCTTAAATTTTTTATAAATGAAAACGATTCTTTTCAAACAAATATTTTGTTAAGTACAACATATGTTAGATTATAAAGTAGTTGATAATTTTTTACCTAAAAAAACATTTAAAGAATTGAAAAAAGAAATAATTCTTAGTCACGAGTTCCCTTGGTTTTATAATCCCACAACAGCAAACCCTGATTCTAAGGACGGGTATTGTTTTACACATTTATTTTACTGGCATAAAGTAGGTCAATCTAACCACTATGATTTAATTAAACCTATTGTTGATAAATTAGATGCTGAATTTATATTAAGAGTAAAAGCAAATTTTTATCCACGTACCCCTCAAATACAAGAACATGGTGTGCATACTGATTTTCCATTTAAACATAAAGGATTTATTTTTTATGTTAATAGTAATAATGGTTTTACGAGGTTAGGTGACGGAACTACAATTGAAACTGTAGAGAACCGAGGTTTATATTTTGACTCCTCTATACCTCATAACAGCACGACTTGTACAAACGCAGATGGAAGAATTAATATTAACTTTAATTATTTAAAATGAATCTTTATTGGAAATACTGGTATTTTAAAGAAGCTTTGTCTCCAAAAATATGTGATGAGATAATTAGATTAGGCTTGTCTCACAAACATAGAGAAGAGATAGCTGTTACTGGTGAGTATGGTAATAAAAATTTAAATAAAAAACAGTTAAACGATTTAAAGAAAACAAGAAATTCTAATATTACTTGGTTAAATGATCCATGGATATATCAGACTATTCACCCTTTTGTTCACATGGCTAACAAAAATGCAGATTGGAATTTTGATTGGGATTGGTCAGAGTCTTGTCAATTTACAAGATATTCAAAGGGGCAGTTTTATAATTGGCACTGTGATAGTTGGGAAAATATTTATGAAAAACCTGGGGCTCCTGAACATGGTAAAATAAGAAAACTATCTGTAACAGTAAGTTTGTCAGACCCTAAAGATTACAAAGGTGGGGAGTTAGAATTTGATTATAGAAATAAAGAACCTAATAAAAAAAGTAATTTAGTTAAATGCACAGAGATTACACCAAGAGGTTCAATTGTAGTCTTTCCATCTTTTATGTGGCATAGAGTATGCCCTGTAAAAAAAGGCACTCGATACTCTTTAGTAATGTGGAATTTAGGATACCCTTTTAAATGAAACACGAATTAAAAATACATAACTTTTATAATTTTGGCTACATGAGTACAAAATTACCTAAAGACTTATACGAAAAGTTATTGAAAGAATGCTGTAAAGCAAGAAAAAATAAACAACTAACAACAGGATTAAGTTCTACTGGTGTACCTGAACATTTCTATATTGAAAAAAATAAAAAAGAATTACTAGAATTTATTAAGTTTTGTCATCAGACTTATGAACAAAACTTTCCAGGTGTATCAGACTTAAAAATATTAACAGATGATTTACCTTTTAAATACGGAGCTCCATGGGTTAATCTACAGAAACAACATGAATTTATTCCTTGTCATAGTCACGATGGAGTTTTAAGTTATTCTATTTGGATGCAGATACCATACGATAGTCATAAAGAAAAATACTCTGGTAATTTTAACTTTATATATCAGGACATATTAGGAAGAACACGAACTGAAGTTATTAATTTATCTAAAAAAGACGAAGGAACTTTACTTATGTTTCCTTCAAAATTAAGTCACATAGTTTATCCTTTTTATAAAAATAAAAAAATTAGGATGGCTATTTCAGGTAATATAAGATTGGACGCAAGACCATGAGTTTTAAAAAAAATAAATACACTATAATTAAAAAAGCAATATCTAAAGATCTAGCTACGTTTTTATATAACTATTTATTAATAAAAAGACAGGTAGCTAAAACTTTATTTGACCATAGATATATTTCACCCTTTACAGAATACTTTGGAGTTTGGACAGATAGACAAGTACCAAACACTTATTCACATTATTCTGATATTGCCATGGAAACTTTATTACTTAAATGTCAATCAGCTATGGAGAAATTTACGAAAACTAAATTAATTCCTATGTACTCTTACACACGTATTTATAAAAAAGGTGACGAATTAAAAAGACACAAAGACCGACCAAGCTGTGAAATATCAACAACATTAAATCTTGGAGGAGACCCTTGGCCTATATATTTAAGCCCTACAGAAAATGTTGGCTTTCCTGATGGTAAAAATATTACTATGAAAAGTAATTCTAAAGGTAAGAAGATAAATCTTAAACCAGGTGACATGCTCGTTTATTCTGGTTGCGTGTTAGAACATTGGAGAGAAAAATTTGAAGGACAAGATTGTGCTCAAGTATTCTTACATTACAATAATATAAAATCACCAATCGCAGAACAATTTGATGGACGCATACACTTAGGTCTTCCTGCTTGGTTTAAAAGGACTCGTAATGGCTAATCATCCTCCTTACTGGTTTTGGGAAAATCAACTAACTTTAAAAGAAGTTAAAAAATTAAATAAATTAATTATGTCAAGTTATGATTTTATAGAACCACAAAAACATAAAGCTCATAATGAAGATGGTACTTCGAAAAAAAATTTAGACTCTTATGTAATTCATTATAAAAAAGTAAAACTTTATATTTCAAAATTATTAGATCTTGCTTACGACACAAATCGAAAATCATTTGCTTATGACATATGGAAGTATGGCGATAGAGATACATGTTTGTATAATGTTTATACTTCAACTAAAGAATCTAATTATGACTGGCACGTAGATGAGGATGATAATCCCTACGCTGATATAAAATTTACAATGATTATTAATCTTTCTGAAAAACCTTTTACTGGAGGAGATTTGTTTTTACAAAAAGGCTATGATATTGAGGTTAAAGAATTAAAAAAACCTGGAACATTTATTATCTTTAAATCTCATACTAGACACATGGTAACTCCTGTTACACAAGGAGAACGAAAAAATTTAGTTTTATTTTTAACAGGACCTAATTTTAAATGAGCTATAAATTTTATTATACAGGACCTCTAATATTTCAATCACGTCTAACGGATGAACAGTTACGTAAATTAATTGGCCTCTGTAAAAAAGATAGAAAACAATCATGGAATAAAAATCTAGCTGGACTTATAAAAGAAGAGTATAGAATAGAAGATCAGGTAGCTTTGAAAACAATATTAGATCCACATTTAGTTTACTTTAAACAAGCTTACGAAAATTGGTATCAAAATACTTTTAAAGAAATATCTATTGCAGAAGCATGGGTTAACTTTATGAAAGCTAATGAGTCTAATCCAATACATACACATACACGTTGTGATTTTTCTTCTGTAATCTATTTAAGTTTTCCTAAAAATTTTAAAAAAGAAATAGATAGTACAGTTACTAGCGGTGCAAAACCTGGAGATATTAATTTTTTGATAAATGCATTAGATACACCTTTTTATATCAACATGAAAACATTAACCCCTCAAGTAGGAGATTTTTTAATGTTTCCAGCGTCACTGCCTCATTTAGTAAATAGTTTTAAAAGCAAAGGTGAAAGAATTAGTGCAGCCATAAACTTTAATATAAATAATGATAGTTGAAAAATTTTCTAAACATTTATCCAATATTGAATATCCTAAAGAAAAAACCTCGTGGAATATTGCAGGTGTTTTAGAAGGGCAAAATGCTTTTTATAAATTTGATGTTAGAGGAATGGTAAAAGAATCTAAAGACCGAGCTTACAAAACAGGTCGTTTAAATTCAGAAGCAGATAAAATGGTGTTTGAGTCTAAAAATCAATGGATTATTTTAGATATAGAAGAGCTTAATAAATATGTAAAAGAGAAAAATTTAAAAGATTTAGAGTTGAGTGATTTGATAAATAGGTTAGAATGGACAATAAAAATATCGAAAGGAAATAGTAATGAAAATAGACACACCATTTAGACTAGAGTTTCTAACAATAGAAACTAATAATTTTAAAGATAAAAAGAAAGCTATCTTACAAGAACTTAAAAAATATCCAGAAAAAAAATACTCTAATTTTTCTAGCAACAGAAGTGAGATTGGTTTAGCAGATGCCGTAGCTAATATTTTTCAAGAAGAGTTTTTACAAATATCTGAACACTATAAAAGTAATATAGATTTATATAGCTCTTGGTCAGCAACATACAGTAAAGGCGATTATCATATTCCACATAATCATGGCTCCACAGGTTATTGCGGTATTTTATATTTAAATATGAATAAGAAGTCTCCTGCAACTTGCTACATGCAGCCTTGGAATAATGATAATGATAGAAGTATTATATATGAACCAGCAGCTAAAGAAGGGGACATTGTTATTGTGCCACAATTTATTACACATTTTACTAAACCTAATTTAGTGTCGTTTAAAAAAAGAATTATTTCTTTTGATTTTAAATTGCAATAGATGAATCATATAACGACTATTCCATTATTCTCACTTCCTTTGTTTATCTACAAACTAGATATTAAAGAGGATCTAGCTTTAAAATTTAGTAAGGAAAAAATTATTAAACCCTCGCATGATGAAGCACCTAATGGGTCCGGAGCTAATTTAATGACAACAGATTTAAATGTGTTGAGAAAGTACAAAGCTCTTAAAAAAGAAATAGATAAAGCAATATTAATTACTCTTAAAGATATACTTAAATTACAGAATACAAAATATAGAATATGTAATTCATGGTTAACAAAAACAAAACCACGACAATTTTCTACATCACACTCTCATAAAAATTCTTGGTTAAGTGGTGTTTACTATCCTAAAGGAAATCCTAACTTTAGTATAAAGTTTTACAATGATCAGAGTCCTCCTTTTTTTATTCCGCCAACAGAATATAATATATACAACTCTTCGGAGTGGAGTGTCTTTCCTCAAGACAATTATTTAATTTTATTTCACAGTCAGCTCAGACATAAAATTATACCTAATCAGGCTGATACAGATAGATTTTCATTAGCTTTTAATATATTACCTAAAGGAAAAATTGGTTTGGGAGATACTAAAACCACATTTTAAGGGTATATTTTTGAGTGAAAAATAGTATAGTGGGGAAATATGGCATTGAAAAAAGTAAGATTCCAATCAGGTTTTGATAAACAAGGGACTCCAGCAGCGTCTCCAGGTAAATGGATTGATGGAGACTTTGTTAGATTTAGATATGGTATTCCTGAAAAAGTTGGTGGTTGGCAACAATTAACTAATGATCAACATACATTGCCTGGTGTAGCTAGAGCTCAACATGCTTTTACCTCGTTAGCTGGAGAAAGGTACGCGGCCATAGGAACATCACAAGGTTTATTTTTATATTATGGAGGAGCTTTTTATGACATCACTCCTTTAGACAGTGCCTTATCAGGCACAGGAACTTTTACAACTTCAGCTGCAGCTGGAGCCACGGTAACAATTAACTTCACTGGCCATGGACTAGAACCAGGTCGATATATCGTTTTAAGTTCTGTATCGATGGGAGCTAACACTACTTTAGGAGCAGATGATTTTACTACTCACCCTTTTGAAGTTTTAACTACCTCTACTAATTCTTTTACAATCAGTTTAACCAATCCTGCTGCCGGTGTTACAACTACAGAAAACAACGTAACAGGAATGAGCAATGGTGGATCTGTAACCGTAACTCCCTATGTTGAAGTAGGTCCTACTGCCCAAACTCTTGGTTATGGGTGGGGCACGTATCTTTGGGGTAATGCAACTTGGGGCACGGAAAGAGCAAGTTCCAATGTTACACTAGAACCAGGTAATTGGTCTCTTGATAATTTTGGGGAAACTTTAATTGCAACGATCGCTAACGGTAAATCTTTTACATGGGATGCAGGAGCAACTAATCCTCGAACAATTAGAGCTGCCTTAATGACTGGAGCACCAACAGCTTCAAGATTAACTATTGTTTCAGAAACTGACAGACATTTATTTCATTTAGGAACTGAAACTACAATTGGTAACGTTGCTACTCAAGATCCTATGTTTATTAGATTTTCAGATCAAGAATCAACTTCTGTATATGAACCAACAGCTACCAACACAGCTGGAACTTTTCAATTAGATAAGGGCAATAAGATTGTGGCTGCTGTTCAAGGTAAGGATTATATTTTAATTTTAACGGATCAAGCTGCATATGTAGCACAGTTTGTTGGTCCGCCATTTACTTTTAGTATTAGACAAGTAGGAACTAACTGTGGTTGTCTAGGGCAACACGCTGTGGCTTTTGCACAGGGAGCTGTTTATTGGATGGGAGCATCAGGTGGTTTTTTTCAATACGACGGTACAGTAAAACAATTACCTTGTTTAGTTGAAGATTTTGTATTTACGACAGGTGATGGAAACTTAGGTTTAAATTTTGACGCTAGTGAAATTGTTTATGCCGGACACAATAGTTTATACACAGAGGTAAGTTGGTTTTATCCAAAGTCAGGATCTTTGCAAGTAGACAGAGTTGTTACTTATAATTATGGTGAAGCCAGCTGGTATACTGGATCTCTAGATAGAACAACTTATCAAGATGCTGATGTGTTTAAAGAACCTTATGCAACTAATTACATAGCTAAAGATCAAAGCGGAACAAATGATCCATCTGATATTCCGCTGTTTCCTATATCAGGAATTACTGATAAATACGGAGCAACTGTTTACTACTGTCACGAAAAAGGCACTGATCAAATTAATAGCACAGGCACAAGTGCCATAGCTGCTTTTATTAGATCATCTGACTTTGATATTGATGATGGTGAGTTTTTAATGTCGATGAGAAGATTTATTCCTGACTATAAACAAATAGTAGGTAATTCTTTAATTTCATTGTTTATTAGTGATTTTCCTTCAGAGACACAAACCGTGTCACCGTTGGGACCATTTACTATTACAAGCACAACTAAAAAAATAGACACTAGAGCAAGAGGTCGTTTAATTAGTGTTAAAATAGAAAACGAATCAATAGGAGAGACTTGGAGATATGGATCTCTTAGACTTGATGCACAACCAGATGGAAGGAGATAATCATGCCACTAACACCTAAAGGTAAAAAAATTATGAAGTCTATGAAAAAACAATATGGTAAGAAAAAAGGCGAACAAGTTTTTTATGCTTCAAAAAATAAAGGTAAAATTAAAAAAGTAGATAAGAAGAAAGTATAATGGCTAAAATAACTATTTACATACCTGAACCTGCAGAGGATTACAATCCACAGAATCAAAGACAGATTGTAGAGTCCTTGACAACACTAAAACAACAACTTAATTTTTCTTTTCAACAAGATTTAAAAAATGAACAAGACGCTTTTAATTACTTTTTATCATGACAATTAGATATAAAAATCAAGGTTTCAAACAAGCTAGCACAGGTAAGACCACTGTACTTACTTGCCCTACTGATGGAGCAATAATAGTTAAAAGTGTTTATTGTGCAAACAATGATGCGTCATCAGGAGTTTTAGTACAAATGAATTTTGTTGACTCATCTGATTCTAACACTGAATATGAATTTTTTAGAGATGAAGTGGGCGCCAAATCGCAGGTAAATGCTGCACCACAAGGCTTGAATTTAGAAGCAGGTGATGCTATAACTGTGCAAGCAGCGACAGGCAGTAATACAATACAAGGCCTGATAAGTTATGCTTTAATAAATAGAGAGAATGAAAACGGATAATATAACTAAAGTTAAATGTAAAACTGTTTATACTTGGCGTAACAAGAAAACAGGAGAAGTTTTTAAAGAAGAGAAAGAAGGACCTGATATTGTAAAGGATTGTACAGTAACGGTAGATCCAACAGGATTAGAAATAATACAGAAAGTAATGCAACAACAGAATGAAAATAAGAAACCAAAAACCTAAAGGTGGAACTGAACTACAATTAGAATATTTATCTAAATATGTTGATAAAGATTTATTAGATAAAGTACAAATTACAACATCAGTGCCAGAGAAAATACCTTTACATCCCACAAAACCAAATATCTTATGGCAAAAGAATTCTTGGGATCAACCAAATATTTTCCCCTGGTTTAATGATTCCAAGAATACCAATAAATACGATATGTATGTATTTAATTCGCATTGGAACTTAGAACAGTTTCGTAAGAAATTTAAAATGCCTTTAGATAAATGCACTGTTATTAAAAACGGTATTGATGATATACCTGTAAGAAAGCCTTATCAAAAAGGAGAACCGATTAAACTTATTCATCACTGTACACCATGGAGAGGATTATCTGTATTACTTGGTGCAATGCAACTTGTAAAGAGTGATGTAACTTTAGATGTGTATTCTAGTTGTGAAGTATATGGAAAAGATTTTGCAGAAAAAAATGATCCTCAATATGAAGGTTTATACGAACAAGCTAAACAATTAAAAAATGTAAATTACATAGGTTATAGACCTAATAGTTATATTAAAGAAAATTTAAAAAATTATCATATGTTTGTTTACCCAAGTATTTGGGAAGAAACTTCATGCATCTCGGCCATTGAATCAATGGCTGCGGGTCTTTACTGTATGCTCACGGATCTTGGAGCTCTTTATGAAACATGTGCAGAATATGCTTTGTATGTTCCTTATGATAATAACTATCGAGCTTTATCTCAAAAATTTGCTTATGCTATTGATGCGGTCGTACCCACGTTATCGGACCCTTCTTTGCATGAACATTTAATGTTACAATCAGAGTATGCAAGAAAGTATTATGGTTGGCCTAAGCAAGCTCTTAACTGGACACGAACATTGGAAGGATTAATAAATGCAAAATAACGAACCGATATGGTTTGGTGAAGGTGTTGAAACAATAGACCTAACTAATAAACCAACAATGGTAAACCCTAAATACAAAATCATGGTGTGCACACCAATGCATGGTGGAGCAAGTATTCACTATGTACAAGCCATGCTTAAGTTCCAACAGGCTTGTATTATGAATAATATTGTAGTCAGCTTTACTTTACTTAAATCATCACTAGTTACTCAAGGTAGAAACTTATGTGTAGCTGATTTCATAAGTCACAAAGATCATTATACTCACCTATTATTTATAGACTCAGATATAGACTTTCAACACAAGACTATTTTTACAATGTTAGAAAAAGACAAGGATATTGTAGCTTGTCCTTATCCTATGAAATTTTTAGATTGGGATAAAATGTTTAAAAAGCTTCAACGACATGGAGCTAAAGACGCTGACTATATGTCTAAATTAGGCTTTACTTTTCCTATAAAAATGAAAGATCCTAAAAAGTTTAATGTAGAAGAAGGGCTTGTAGAAGTAACTCATGCTCCTACTGGATGTATGTTAATTAAGAGAAGTGTTATAGAAAAAATGATGGAGGCTCATCCTGAATTAGAGATATATCAACCTACATTTATTAACGGAAAAGAAACTAAAAAAGCTAATATGTATAATTTATTTGAGTGTTTACATGACCCTAAAACTAAAAGATACTTTGGAGAGGACTTTGGGTTTTGTCAAAGATGGCTAGAAATGGGCGGTAAAACTTATCTTTATGTCTTGGATTACATTACTCATGTAGGAGATCATCAATATTGTGGTCGTTTCTGGGATGAACTAACAGGCGTCAAAACAGTTGACCCTGTCAAAAAAATCAAATAAAGTCTTATATTACAGGATTCTGCGCCTGCCTAACAATAAATTTAACGGAAATTATGGCTATATCAAGATCACAAATGAGAAGACAATTATCAAATCGGGGAGGAATTACAAACCTCTCAACTAGACAAAACTTTGGTATTGGAAGTTCAATTAAAAAAAGAATTAGAAAACTAATACCTAACGAAGTTTCAAAAGTAGCCTCAGTAGCAGCTCCCTTTGTTGCACCGTTTAACCCTGCTCTAGCCGCAGGGATGGCAGGCATAGGATCCTTTGATCAAACCGGTAGCATCAGTGATGCATTAAAAAGTGGTGCATTAACTTATGGTGGAGGTCAAGCAGCTAGATATATCGGAGGTGCGGGCTTTCAAGGTAATCCATTTGAGGCAGGTGGAGCATTTACTCGATCTGGTTTTACATCAGGTTTTAGTTCTCCGTTTGGAACAGAAACAGGTTTAGGTAAATTCTTTGATCAAAGAAAAGCAGCTAAAGTAGGAAAAGAAATTAAAGAAATTGGTGAGATTCAATCACTAGGCGTGCCTGAAGCTAGTGAAGGAGCTATATCAACTTCTATTGATTCTACTAAACAGTTTTTACCAACAGATTTTGATTCAGTTGCACTTCCTATAGAAAGTTCAGTTAACGTTGCACCTGAAGTAGCTGAAACAACTTTTACAGAATCAATTAAAAAAATTGTAAGTCCTGATACTACTTTAAGTGAAAAAGGTAGAGAAGCTTTAGATCTTTTAAAACAAGGTGGTAAAGCTGTATTTACTAAAGAAGGTAAAGTTCCTGGAACACGTGTTTTAGATAAAGCAGTTTTATTTGGCACTTTAGCATTTGCTACATCATATGCGGAAGCAAAACAATTGGCTAATGAAGCTGGTGTAGACATAACTGAAGCAGAATATGATGAAGCAAAAAAAGCAGAAAAACAAGAACTATATGCAAATAATCTCCAAAACTTTTTTGCAGGTAAAAAAGATGGTGGCAGAATAGGTTTTTCTAATGGAACTGACGAAATGACTATGATGGAAACATTAACTGAAGATCCTTTTGCTGAAGGCGTAACACAAATGTATGTATCGGATGAAATGGGTGCATTACCTAAAATAATGAAAGATGGAGAAGGTGGTGTATTACCATCGGACATGGGTACTTTATCAAGAGCAGATTTTGAAACAGATGAAGATTATACTAGATATTTAGAGGTATTAGAAAAAATGCAAGAAAGAGACATGAGAGCTGACGGTGGCAGGCAAGGTTTCTTTGCAGGAATGATAGTTAAAGAAGGAATAAAAAAATTAGGTA